GACCAGTCTGCGTTGTCGATCGTATTTTGTGTGGAAAGCGAGCCCAAGCCAAGATTAGTCCGAGCTGTGGCTGCGTCACTTGCGCCTGTGCCGCCGTCCGCAATCGCCAGATCTGTGATGCCGGCAATGCTACCTCCGGTAATGTTGACGCTGCTCGCGCTTTGCGTGGCCATGCTGTCGAGGCCAAGATTAGTCCGAGCCCCAGATGCGGTTGTCGCGCCCGTGCCGCCGTTGTCTAGATCGAGCGTGCCTGAGAGGGTAAGCGTGCCTGTGGTGGTTACTGGGCCGCCGGAGAAGGTTAGGCCTGTAGTCCCTCCGCTAGCGTCTACCGACGTGACGGTGCCCGTAGTAGCTGTGTCAGCTAGAACTTTTACTGTTCCCGACGCGTTTTTGAAATATAGCTTCTCGTCGCTCGTATTGAGCGCCAACTCACCGTCAGCCAGATCTCCGGCAGAGGGAGACGCGGAAGCCGTCGATGATCGGTACAGCTGGATGGGCGTATAACCGCTTTGCGCCATCGAAAATTACCTCCGTAGTATGCGCCCACTTAGGCGTTAGATTAGTGCCCTAAATAGCAGAAGTGGCGCAACTGCGCCAGACGAAGCTATGCCGCTTAGAGACACAAAGTTACATCTCATAGCGGCATGACCCCCCGCTCGCAGTCCGCGCCATACAATTCCATTGCGCTTTCAGGTATGTTGTAGACGTCCATAACCACTTGGCGGATGGGCGAGTCCTTGACCATAAAGACACCGATCTTCTCGATGTCGGGTAGTCCCAGAACGTAAGCCTGCCATGCGCTCTTGAACGGGTCGGCAGCGTGGTATGCCTTAGAGCCGTTTTCGTCGTAAGCCACCAGAGCACACTGAATGTAGGCTACGTCCCCGCTTAGCCACAGCGTAAAGTAGATCATGTCTACGCCATCGACGCACACGACCATCCCATAAAAGTTGTATGGGTCAACAAGAACGCCATTGATCCAGTCCGCGAAATACTGCTTGCGCTGCGCTTCGTCAGTCATGTCGTCCGGCCAAGGGTATGAGCCAGCAGCCATATCCGCGTAGCTATCAGCGTATAGGCGATCAAAGTCGAAGTCGGCGGTTGACGATATGTGCCTAAGCGTAATCATGTGAACGTCGCTACTGCGGTGTAAGGGCTGGTGTAGCTGAAGGGGTTAGCTGCGCCCGTCCAGTTCCAAGTCGTGGCACTGCCGTTATTGGTGTAGCTCGCACTGGCCCGAGTAAATGTATAGTCTGTGCTTGCGCCGCTGTTTACTATTCGCACCTGCGTCCAGCCTGCGTTGGTGTGAGAGCCGGACAGGGAGAAGCTTAGTGTTCCGTTAGAAACCCACTCAAACCTTGTAATAGAAGCGCCGCCTTTGGGGTTGAACGTGCCGTCCGAAATAGAGCCGCCAGCGAGGCCGTACCCGTAGTAAGCGGCGCTTTTGCTAGTGTAAAGCCCAATAGTAACCGTTTGCACGTCAAGCGCAGCGGACGTTCCGTAAAAGTTTTGTATGCTTATCGTGCCGCTAGACGGCACAGCCCCATACGTACCACTGGTTCCGGCTGGGACGTAAGACCCGCCAGCGTAATACTCGCTCAGACCGATAGGGTTGCTGCCCCCAAATTCCGTTTGGATGTCTGCCAGAGTGAGTGGTCCGCTGGTGGGTAACGCCATCAGTTCACCTGTTTCTGCGCCTGCTCGACTACATTACGCAGGATCGGGTCAGCTACGCGGTGAGGCAGTTCGCCAAGCGCGGCTAGGATCGTGTTGACGCTATTAACGTCAAGCTCAAGCGTGATGGTCGGCTGGTTCTTTTCTACGTCCAGCTTGTCTAGTTCAGGATTGCTCATGTATTTACTCCGCTACAGGTTCTTCCGCAGGCTCTTCAGCAGGCGGCGACCACGGGAAGTTACCTTCGCTCACTTCGGTTTCGGGCATCATTTCAAGCGTGATCTGCTTGTTAATCTGCTCGTCGATGTGATCCATGTAAGATGCCGCAGCAGCTTCTACCCACCCAAGAACCATTTCTTCGGTAAGGTCTTCGTAGGGCGTAAAGTTGTCAGGATCAATGGTGTTCAGGTCAAAAGGCGTTGCGCCGCTGAAAGTGCCTGAGAAGCCCGTGCTGTGCGTTCCCGTGCATTTCCAGTAAGTCTGCACCACGGCATCGGTAATTCCGTCACCGCTTTGCTTTTTTAGTCCTGTCAGTTCCCAAGTGTATGTTAGGCTCATTGTCTTAGTCCTTATGCTTAATGGTTATGGCTTCAGCCCGCAGGGTATCAACTTCAGCCTTCAGTTCTTTGATGGCTTCAATCAGTAGGCCAATGGTGGCGTTGTAATCTACCGTCTTCCTATCACCATTGTCGAATACGGCTTCAGGCAGCACCTCTTCAATCTCTTGAGCGATCACACCAGCATAGCGGCGCTCTTTGTCCTCAAGATCGTTGCGGGTATACGTCACACCACGGATGGCTTGCAAGCGTTCTAACGCACCGCCAATCTGCTCGACGTTATCCTTAACGCGAATGTCCGAGTAGGCCGTGACGTTGGCCGTTGCGGTGAAGTTGCCGCTCGTGGTCAGCGTTGCGCTAGTCGCGTAACCGCTCTGGTTTCGGAAGATAATCGTGCCAGTGTGGTCAACATACGTTTGACCAGCGGCGCTGAGGTTGAGTTCGCCAAAGAACGTGACTGTGTTGAGCACGCTTTCACTAGCTGGGTCGAGATAGCGGGCAGTGTTGTTGCTATCGTAGAAGATAGGGGCGCGAAGCGAAGAGATGCCCTGAGCGTAACCGCTTCCAACAAACAACGAATGTGTTCCGGTGTCGTTTCCGCCATCCGTGTAAAAATCAATACCGCTGCCGCCGACTCTGAACCGCGCATTGTTATTCACATCAAGCGGACTGATCCAAACAAAGTCGGAGTTGTCGTTATTCTGGATTTGCAGCGCAGAAGTCCACCCGCCGGGGTAAGACCCAAAGAGTATTTCTGACTGTGTTTGATCTTTGATAACAACTGTGCGCTGAGCCGCATCGGTGCCTGCGGTGTTAAACTTCGTGGTGTAGAGGTTCGAGTAGCCCGCCGGATTGGCGTAAAACGCAGTGTTGTTGCTATCGTAGAATATCGGGGCGCGGAGTGAACCTGCGCCCTGCGCGTGGTCGCCAGTAATCGTAAGGGCTTTGGTATTGCCGCTTACAAACGTGAAGGTTCCGCCGCTGCTGCCGCTAGATTGGAACTGGATATTGGTCGCACTGACCACAGGTGTCGCCGTTCCGTCCGTGTCATACCCTGCGCGAACCCAAAGAGATTGCGTCCCCGTGCCGGAGATAACTCGAAGCCCGTTGATGCCGGACTGTTGGATTTGAAAATCACCGGAAACATATGAAGTGCCAGCCGGATTTGTGTAATAGGCGGTGTTGTTACTGTCGTAGAAAATGGGGCCGCGAACACTATTTTGCGACTGTATTATGTTATCACAGAGGAAACTTTTGCTGTTGTAGACACGCACCCAAGTCGTGTCGGTCATCCAAATACCGCCAGCATATGTTTGGTTATACCAGCCAGTGTTGTTGTAGGAGCGGAACCAGTTGTTTGCGTAAACCGCGCCGCCTGCATTTAGATCGCCCGAAGACGAGATGCCGCCGGAGGCGGTGATGCCGCCGGAGGCGGTGATGGACGTTCCGGTGCTGAATACATTCAGCGTCCACAGGTTAGAGGTGCTGGCCGGATCGACGTAGTAGCCCGTGTTGTTGCTGTCGTAGAAAATCGGGGCGCGGACATCAACGCTATTGGTTGCCGATGAACCGCTAGGCATTGCGTAAGAGGTGTAGTTGGCACTATCCAGAACAGGATTACCCTTAAAGGTCATCGAGGTCAGGCTGCGTCTAGCATCAAGGACCGTTGTCCATGTAACTGCTGTTCCTACGGTCCCGCCAGCAGCGGCTTTCACTAGAATGCCATCATATGCCTCCCACAAAGATACTATGTCATTTATAGCGTATCTATGAAGAGCGGATGTGGTTGTGTAGGAAATGCCGTAACCGATTTGTCCATAATTGCCTCCAGAGAAACCAAACACCAGAGAACGGGGATTGCCGCTCCCAATCCCAGACCCAGACGTAGTGGTAAGGGCGTCTGCCACGGTTAACGCACTGATGTTCGACGTGCTAGCCGGATTGACGTAGTAACCAGTGTTATCGCTGTCGTAGAATATGGGGGCGCGGATGTCTCCGTTAACGGTAAGGATGCTGGCATTGGTCAGCGTAGCCCTTACGCCTAGAGTATTGTCGGAGCCGTTTTCAGACCCAAAATACATGATGCCACTGGTGTAGACGATAGCCCCATGCTGCCCCGCCCCAGCGCCAAACGCAATGCCCGGAGCAGAGAAACCCGTGGCAGGCTCATAGATAAGTCCTATGCCTACGCCCGCACCAATACTTGACGGGTCTATAGCTAGGTTACTTGTTCTGACAGCGCCGAGAACGGAAGTGCCATTCGGATTGACGTAGTAACCCGTGTCGTTGCTGTCGTAAAAGATGGGGGCGCGGACGGAACCGGCGAACTGGCCGTAGTCGTTAAACGAGAACGGGATGCCGCTGGAGCCTTGGAGGTCTAGAATGTAGGATTGCGACCGCAGCCGAAGCCCATAGAACCCAGCAAGCTGCACCATCGTGTTGCTGGGAGTACCCCCATCAACATTACTACGCCCAAGGCCGTACCACGGAGAGGCATTGACAGCGTCGAACGGGTTAGTGAACCCCACCGAGTACTGCGACCCTTGGATCGTCCCCATAGACGACGTAGCGGCTGGGTCTACGTAGTAGCCAGTGTTGTTGCTGTCGTAGAAGATGGGCGAGCGCATATCACCGTAGGATATGACATTACCGCTCCCAGTAATCCGCATCCGTTCGTCGGCGTTGTCGATAGCCGAAAAATCATCTCCGTGCGTGTAGAAGGATAGGTGGGTTCCCCAGTGACTTGCGCTAGCAGTCCTGTTCCCCGTAATTCCTGTCCAGTGACTACCCGCCGTTGTCGTCCCCGTTGCGAAAAAGATGCCGACCATATTGTCGCCATTGTTGGGCGTTGTTACGGTTAGGCCGCTGTGGTTAGTTCCACGGGTAATTGTAGTCGAGGAGGCCGCGCTAGTTGGGTCACTAGCGTGGAGAATTGTTGCAGGGGCGTTAGAATTAACGCCAAGCCGCCCGCTGCTATTAACAAGCAGTCTGGTAGCCGCAGCGGTTGCGTCATACAGAAGAAACGGAGAGCCAGAAGTAGAAGCATCATTGATGAGCCGCCATTCACGATCAGTCGTTTTCAAAATGAAACGTGAATATCCCGTGCCTGTGGAAGCCGTTGTCTCAGCAATAACATCCGAGTTACCGAAAGTGGCAGACACTGAACGGATAACCCCAGTAACATCCAGCTTGTTGGTAGGCGAAGCTGTTCCGATCCCGACATTGCCGTCGCCCCGAACATAAAACACATCGCCCGAGGCACCATAGCCACCACTAAAAAGATTGCGGACAACAAAGGCACCGCGCCCAGAACTGTCGTAAGTGACGCCAAACTTTCCGACGGTTCCCCCACCATCCGTTACATTTATAAGTGCAGCATTATTTGTTGCGGAACTCCAAGAACCCGCATTGGCGATTGTTATGGCGTTCCAATCATTAGCGGCAAGAGTCCGCTGCACGTGCAGCAACGAACTAGGCGAACTCGTCCCGATCCCAACCCGCCCGCTGCTGTCGAGGTCCATAGCCCGTGTGGAACCCGCATACCAAGTATGCGATAGGGCGTAGTTGGTGTTGGGTATATACGCCGCAGTAGTGCGGTTATACGACTGGAGATAGGTTCCATTGCCTATCCCGCCGCTGTGATTGATCTCAAAACCGCCAGCATTCGCATTTGATACAACGAGAGGAAGAGCGGGCGAACTCGTTCCGATCCCGACATTCGTGCCGTTATCGTAGATCACCGACGCGCTGACAGGCGAAGTGCCGTTACCCTTCAGCACATAGCCAGAGGTGAGGCTGGTGGCTCCAGTGCCGCCGTTAGCTACTGCTACCGTGCCCGTAACGTTTGCGGCGTTGCCAGTAACATTGATGCCCCAAGTGCCGGATGCGCCTGTACCGGTGGTCGATGGCGCCCCTACATCGGCATAGTCCAGAACTACGGTGCCGGTGTATCCGTTCACAGACGTTACGGCGTCGGTGTTGTCGATCTTGTCCCAAGTGCTTCCGTTGAAGATCGCCCAGTCGCCGACAGCCCAATCGCTTATTCCGTCAAGATTGGTAGTGCCCGCCACACTTACGACGTAGTAATACCCCTGCGTCCCGACACTAGACGTCAGTGTAGGCGAGTTAGTAGATGCGTTCCAAGTGCCCTGATATTTAAGGGCGCCAAGCACGGCAGCGGGGAGCTGCGAGGTGGGGACGGTGCCCCCGCCGTCTAGTGTGGCGACGCCCCCAGCGACGCCCGCGTCCAGTACAGCAGACGTGCCCAGACCCAGCGACGTGCGTCCCGTAGCAGCGACAAGGCCGCTCGATCCGCCGTCCCACTTGTAGCGATCGGCGTATGCCGTGTCCCAGTTGGCCTGCTCGGCGTCTGTGGGCAGCGAGTAGCCTGTGTCAAAGCCGATCGCAAGAGTTCCACTCGTCGTAATTGGTGAACCACCTACCGTAAAACCAGTGGGCACTGTCGCCGCTACGCTGGTTACGGTGCCGTCGTATTGATCGGCGCTACTGATAGTGAAGTTGGGGTACGTGCCGGTAATCGTCGTGGTGCCGCCTTGCGTCAGTGTGACGGTCTGATCAGGCGCCGTATTTGTGATAGTAAGCGTGCCGCTGGTCGTAATCGGAGATCCGCTGACGGATATGCCGGTCCCCGCCGTCGCCGCTACGCTGGTCACAGTGCCGGTGTTGGTTGTGTAACCGTCGGGGTTAGACGCCGGATATGCGCCTAAACTGGTTAGAGCGCCTGCCGCAGTGGTTGCGCCGGTACCGCCATTGGCGACGCCGAGCGTGCCTCCCAGCGTGATCGTGCCAGAACTTGTGATCGGGCCGCCAGACGCTGTTAGGCCCGTTGTGCCGCCGCTGACGTCTACGCTGGTCACGGTACCGAGGGGGTTACTCGACCACTGGAAAGCCGAGCCGCTCCACTCTAGAAAAGTGTTGGCCGTGCTTGGCGCTGCAATAAAGCTAGAGCTGCCGCTGCCGGTTTGGTATACTATCTGATTGGCTGCGCCGTTCAGAACGTTAGTTGCACCGCCAACGTTAATGGTCTGAGGATCTCGGTGCCTCCACACGCCGCTAGCGCCGTTAAATTCCAGCAAGTCCAGATCGCTTGCCGCAGCTGTCTCTACGTCGTTAAGCTGCTCTATACTGAAGTGCGGCGTAGCTCGTACGAATATGGATCCGTTGGTGGCCGAAAGAACTACCGCGGCTATCTCTGCTTTAGCGGCTGGCGCCGGAGGTGCGCCGACACGCAGGCCCCCAGCCACGCTGGGGTCGTAGTAAAGAATATCGCCATCAGAGAAAGCCGTGGTATCGAGTTGGCGAATAAGGCCAAACTCGGTCACATACCCCCACCCGTTTAGGGGTATATCCTCAGCAGCGACACCCATAATGTAGCTGGCCGTGACTTCTGTCAGGCCCGTAGCTGGAGCGCCCTGCAAGCCGCCAGACGCGCCGACGGTGCCGGTGAACATGACCACCTGCCCCTTAGTGATGGCTGCCGACGCCTTGACGCGGAAGTAGTTCTGTTCGCCTACTTTAATGTCTACGTCGCTGCCCTCTCCGCCAAGCATAAGGGTCTTGGCGTTGTCGTCGTCATTCCACCAAAGTCTGCCGGTGTTGCGAGAGGCTCCGTACGCTGTGTCAAATTGGATGAAGCCCGGATCTTGCAGCGTGAATACGCCAGCTGTGGTAATCGGGCCGCCAATAAAGTTCAGGCCACTCGTGCCACCGTCAATGTTTACGCTAGTTACAGTGCCCGTACCCGTCAGCGTCAACCAATACGGCGCCCCGACGCCCCCTGAGACTAGGACTTGTCCGGCCACGCCGACCGGCGTCAAAGACATGTGCGTGCCGGTAGAGTACGCGACGGCACCAGCGATAGGAGACAGCGATGCGCCGGTGCCGCCGCGGCCCAAGGGGAGCGTGCCTTGGGTTTCCGTCATATCGGAAAGATCCACGGCCGGATGGACGTGGTCTTCGCGGGCGGCTACGTTCGCTACACCAGCAGAGGCGGACCCCAGCGGCGAAGGCGCAACCGACGAGAAATTAACAGAGAAGGAGCGATCGCCGGCTAGATTGCCGCCGCCGCTAAGACCGTCGCCTGCCGTGATGACACGCGACTCTGGGACGTAACCGAGGGCTACAATCGGTGTAGTGCTTACGTCGCTTACACGACCGTTCGCATCCACTGTAATAGTCGGGACGTTAGACGCGTCGCCATATACCCCAGCCACAACCCCAGTTGTATCAAGCTGATCAGCACCAACACCACCGTCAGTAATAGCAAAAACCCGATCAGCAGAAAGATCACCACCGCCGGTGAGACCAGTTCCAGCAGTAAGCGTGCGGCTCGGCGGAACTTCGCCGGCAGACGCGACACCGCTGAAGCGAACTTTATACGTAACCCCTTCATATACATACGGCAGGTACCCTTCTTGGCTGCTCCCTGTATATTCAGGAAGCTGTGAAATGCGCGTAGGAATAAGGTTGGAGGGTACGTCAGTCATTTACGGCTCCAAGTAGTCATCTTCGTCTTCGGCAATTATGAAGTAATCGCCGTCTTCAGTGATGGTGCCCGCAGGGTTGGTGCCGATCGGCACCTCTGGTCGGGTGAATGCTAGTGTAACGTCTTCAGGCTGCCTAGCAGGTAGGCGATACGGATCGAAGACGTCCATGTCATCGCTGCACACGCGCAGGCCGGGGTAGTTCGGATCTGCCTGAAGCTCGCCGATAGGGAACTTGCGGCAGCACCTAGCACAAATGGCTACGCCCAGAGTGGGGTTGCCTTTGGTGTTGATAAAGCGGCCCATTAGCCCAACGCCTCGTCAGGCCGTGCGTGACGCAGGGCGATATGCTCGCTCTCTCTAGCGGGTAGGCGGTAAGGATCTAGCTCGTCTAAATCATCTCGGCATACTTTTAAGCCGGGAGAGTTGCGATCGCTCCACAGCTCCTCGATCGGAAACTTTCTGTGACAACGGTCGCAGAGCCCGATAGCAAGGTTTTTTCGCCCGCGCGTGTCTAGATAGTCTTCTCTAGCCATAGGCGCGCTACGCCGTATACATGCTTATGTTTGGCGCAATCCTCATCGGGCTGTTATCCCGCTCTTCCATACGCGCCATATACATAGCCTGCGCCGCTCTCTGGTCTAAGAGCGGAATAAGAGAAACGTCGACCTCGGGGATCTCGAGTGCCAGTTTTGAGGCAAGCATAGCCACGACAGCCTCGTACCAGCGCTGCGGTACCTCGATCTCTTCGGTGAGGGTGCCGACGTCCATAATCTGCCTTTGGCGCCAAAGAACGATCTGGGAGGTCTCAGCGTCGGCATTGGGGATAGGCCAGAAGCGCATGACCGGCTGGCTAACTTGGCGATCGAACCAGAACTGTAGAGGGCGGTTAGACTGGAAAGTCTTGTTCGGGAGGTTGGTGTAGTCGTCCCTGTTCAGCCTCGCCAGAGGTATCTCCGTCGGGGTGTTGCCCAAGTATATCTGGCTGAAACTTAGGGTGCCGCTGGTTGCCCGCACGCGGAAATAGCGTGCCGCTACGCTGCTGGCGAGATCGTACCAAGTCCACTCCCCTGCTGAAGCTGAAGGTGTTTCTGTTTGAACGGTTGTCCACGTCGCACCGTCATCGCTGCGCTCTAGCGCGATCGGTACAGCGGCTGCGGTCCACTTAACGCCTACAGTGCTCACAACAGTCGCGTTTGTGAAATCTACTGTGCGGGTGGTGGATGTGTCCGTAGTCGTGCCGGTCACAGGCTGCAGGCTGCGCAAATTGCTATTCAGTATATCGACAGTGCCCGCATCTGTAGTGATGGCGCTTACGCCTTCATAGAGCGGATATATCTGTTTCTCGATAGTCCACAGCTGCAGGCCGTGATTAGGCAATTCGGATAAGAGTAGGTGCAGCGTATCCGTAGCGTCCTCGAGATACTCAGCTGTTAGCGCCTGCGCAGGTATGCGGCAGCGGCGCGCAGCGTTATCTATCACACGGCGCGTGTTGAATGTGGTCTGCGATATTGTGCCGGAGTAGGCCATAAGATGTCGCTCGCTAGTTAAGATCAGCAGCTTGCCAATCCGTGGCAAGCATCTCTGGCACGCCGGTTATACAACACCATCGTCCCTGCGGCAAGGCGCGGGGAAAATAGGGGTTGCAATGTAAAGTTGCATGTGCTATAAGGGTGTTACCAACAACGAGGAGTACTACTTATGAAGATCCAAGCCGTACGCAAAGCTGCCAAGGGACACAACCGCTTCTGCGGCCCTGCAGTGCTTTCTATCGTGACTGGCATCGACACTGCTCAAGCTGCCGCGCTCATCCGCAAGACAAGCAACGTGCGCAGTGTGATGGGCACAAGCACCTATCAAATAATCCGCGCCTTTAACGCTCTCGGCTATCACCTCACGTCAGCGGCTAAGATTAACCCGAACGACCGCAAGAGCAACCCGACACTCGCTGCGTGGCTGAAGGAGACCGCGTCGACGCGAGGAAACGACGTCTTTCTGATTTCCGCCGGCTACCACTGGCAGATCGTGCAGGGGCGCCGCTTCTGCTGCGGGCTAACCCAGAAGCCGGTCTCGCTTAAACACGATACGGTCAAGCGCCGCGCGCGTGTGACGGGCGTCTGGAAGATTACGTACAACCAGTTCGATGGTAAAGCTATCGAGGATTTGATCCCCTCGCCTGATAGCTACGAGCAGAAGCGCAAGCGCGTCGTGGCAAGCAGCGCAGCCAAGGCCCGCCGCCTCGCCAAGAAGCACGACATCGAGATCGAGACAGAGGTGTGGGGCTGGGGCGGCGACCGTTACACCCGCATCCTCGTCTGGGGCCATGAGCTAACGATGGACAGCGCCGTGATCGACGACCCCTACGCGGGTGACCACTACGCCGACGACTGGCAGGATGCCCTCGAGCGCGTCGAGACGTACGTCGAGCTGCTCGAGGAGTTCAGGCGCAACGCGTTAGCAAAAGCTGCTTAGTTCTTGGGCTTAATGAGGGGGCGCATGCTGGTGCTAGGCACTGACTTGCGCCCTTTCTTGCGCATAGCTTCCATCGCGCGCATAGCCTCAAGCGCTTCCATTTCGCGGGCCTGCTCTCGATTGCCCCGGTCCACAGCCGCTTCCAACGCAGCCTGTTTCTCCGCCTCAGTCATTTTCTTAGCTCGGCCGCCGCGCTGCATATTCTTGGCGCCAGCCTTGCGCGCTTCACTCATGGCGATAGCCTTGCGCGCTTCACTCACGGCGATAGCCTTGGCTTGCTTAGGGCTGGTGACCTTCGGGCCCTTCTTCGAGCCGCTGTGCAAGGTGCCGTCTTTGAACTCGCGCATGACGGTCGCAATCTTGGCTGCGCCTTTCGTGCGGCCGCCTTTAGCGAAGCCAGTGCCACAGTTGTACTGCGTCTTAGTGCTATCCTTGAAACCCTTCATGTCACTTGCCTTTCTTTCTCGCTACGGCGAGGTTATCTACCATGTTTGGATATGGGCGCCCAGCCGCTTTTGCGCGGGCCTTGGCCGCCTTCTTTTTCTTGGCTGAGAGGGACTTGGGTTTGCCCAGTTTCTTGGGGCGCTTTTTATCCCAAATGGGTTTAGCTGCTAGTCCGCCTTTTTTCATGCCGATATCTGGGTTGTCTGGGTCATAGGTGCCTCGGTTTCCTGTTGCGGACTTTACCTGACGTGGGTCAAAAATAATATAGCTGTCGGCCACTTCGGGCGCGACAGCGCGTATCTCGTCGTCGTTTAAGCTGAAGCCGCTCCGCAATTCTTCTTTGAGAATAGCTTCATGCGCGTCATCGCTTAGCTCTGCGCGATTAAGATAAACAATGCTGTCGAAACCCTCATCGCGAGCTACGCGGACCCTATCCTCCCAACTTTCACCTAAATGGTCGTTCATGCGTTTTGGGTTTCGCACACTTAAATAAACCGGAATGTTAGTGGGGACGTCGTCAGAACCAAGCAACTTTCGCGCTGCAAACTTGAGAAAGCTTGGCGGCGTATCTTTAGCTTCTTGCAAAGCTTCGATACGGGTGTTTGCTTGAATTGGCGTGCCGAAGTGCGTGTTCGGTCGAAACTCATTGATCTGGCCGGATAGCGTGCCGTGCGTGAGCATGAGCGGCTCGCCGTATTTATCAACAGCTTTGCTGCCCTCAAACCAGCGTGCGAAGTTGGGGTCGCGCATAAGTCCGGAGGGAGCCATCAGGCTCTCCAGATCCTGCGGGTACAAGTCGCTGTAGGGTGCGTTCTCGCCGCCTGAGAACCAGCGCACCTCGGCTGGGATCTCTGCGAGGCCCAGATCTGCGGCGACGGCTGTGCGGGTGTTGCCCTCGATGATGTACGGCTCACCCCGGTAGTCGACACCTATCAGGATGGGCGCGTCTGGGTAAAGGCCCTCCGCCTCGACGCTGGGGCGCAAGCGGTCGTACTGGCTCTCGCCCGGCACGCGACGCTCGCCGCGGGCGCCGCGTATGGTGCGCACCTTCTTGGGGTCGAGCATGACGGGCTTCTTGGTGTAGGCCGTGACGGCCCCGAAATACGGCCGATCGGGCCGGCTGCGCTCCCGCGCTCTCTCGCGCTCGCGCACCTCCCAGTCACCGCCGGGGTTGTCGCGCCCGATCTTGGGCTTCTGGCGTGGCTTGGGTCTTGGCTTAACCTCGAACAGATCACCCAAAGCTTCCGCGATGTCGTCTACTATGGGCGCGCCGTAATCGTCGTACAGTCGGCGTAGTATTCTAGCGCGCGACACGTTAGCAGTCCCACTTGCGCAGGGATAAAGCCTTGCGTGTCGGTCGGCCCTTCTCGTCCTTCATGGGCCCCGGCATGCCGCTCATACGAGCGCAGAAGCTCTTACGGCGGGCCGCGGCCTTTGGGGATCTTTTAGCTTGTTTTGCGCTGACGGGCGGCTTGATATCCTTACCCTGCGCGCGCAGAGAGGCGCGCCCCTTGGCGTTAAGACCACCCTCTGGGTTCTGGCCTTCTTTACGCGTCCACGCGCCACCGCCTTTCGCAAAGCGCTGCACCGGCTGCATTGGCTGCATTGGCGTCTGCTGCATTGGCTGCTGCATTGGCTGCTGCATTGGCTGCTGCATTGGCTGCTGCATTGGCTGCTGCATTGGCATCTGCTGCATTGGCATCTGCTGCATTGGCATCTGCTGCATTGGCATCTGCTGCGGGCGCTGAGACAGCACGCTATTTAGCTCCCGCTTAGCGTCCATAATCATTTGATCAAACGCTGTTAGGGCGCCCATCATAGTCTAATCTGCGTAGGTCTTAACCATCTCAAGCATGATGGTGTACGTAGAGTTAGCCGCGGCGCCGATCGTGGTAAACAGAACGTCGCCTGTTTTGCCAGCCCCGGCATCGTTCGGAAGCTGAATTTTGCTGAAGTCAAAGCAGTTGACGCCCGGTGCCACGATAAATGCCGGAACATCTGCGGTAGCATCCCACAGAATGTTTACGGACATGCCGTTGACCGAGGTGTGCATGCGCTCAATTTTAACGCCATTGCACGCTTTGTCTTCGTTGTTTGCTGCGAGAGCGGACACGTCCACCTTAACTACGCCAGCTTCGCCGGTGCCGTCGGAGACGTTTGTGAACTTCATGACGGCCACACGCTCGCCGTCGAAAATCGTTTGGGAGGTAACTGCGTCAGCCATTAGCTCTGTTTCCTGTATAAATTGGCGACCGCTAGGGAAAAGGAGAAGAAAACCTAGCGGCCGCCGTTATATAGCAGACTTTTTCAAGCTGCTGTAGCCCCAAAGGGAAGGAGGCCGAAGCCTCCTCCCCAATTAGGCGCCCGGTGTGCCGAATACAGCGCGCGGGTCAGTCCAGCCAAGAGCGTAACGCTCAGTAGCCTTGTAACGCATGCTGTCGGTCTCGAAGTCACCTTCCATGCTCTTTTCGAGGCCACGACGTGTGACGAGCTTGAGGCCTTCTGGCGCGTCAGTCTGGATCCACCATGCAGTGGTCGAGGTGACACGTGACAGGTTAGCCTGACCGTCGTCCAACAGCCCCATCGATTTGACAGGGTTGATGTCGTTGTTGCTGCCCCCAGCACGCAGTGCCGACTTGAGCAGAACTTCAGCTTGGAACACGTTCGAAGGACCGGTTACGATCTTCTTTGGTGTCAAGCGGATGCGCTTGCCGTTGTTGTCAACAGCGTTGCGGATCTGCACGAGCATCTGCTCGAGCGAAGTCTGCGAAAGTGCAGCAGCTGTGGTCAGCTGGTTAGAGAAAGAGCCTCCAGCAATCGGGTGTGCGGTGTTCACAAGTGATACGCCGTCACCACCGGTGTACGAACCGTTGAACGCGCGGTTCAAGATGTTCGCAGCCAGAGTTTCTTTGGTTTCAATCAGCGACTGTGCGAGGTGACGCGCATAGGTCTGACCGATACGGATGTGATCACCATCCTCGACGAGTACTTTCGTCAGCGCGAATGCAAGGCCGAAGACCTTGTAAACGTAGCGCTGAATGAAAAGCACACCGCCTGATTGGTAGGTGACCGGCATGCCGTCGGGCAGTTCCGGTGCGGCACCGAAGCCGTACAGCACTGGCTCTTCGTGGTAATTCCGGGGAGTACCCTTCATTTCCTTGAAGACCTGTGCGTACTCATCAGCACGCTGATCATAAATGCCGTTGAACTCTTCGTTCAGGATCGGCTCAACGATGGAGCGGAAATCAGTACTCCGCATTGGGGTAGCCATTGATCAGCCCTCCTTAGTAAGCAGCTTTGTCGGCCACGTTCTGATGTTCGGCGATTTGAACCTGCACAACAGTGTAGGCGTCGCCGGCATCATTATCGGGGCCGGGAGCAATATCAAGAATACGCAACGAAGCGTTACCAACGTTCGTTAGCGTGGCGACATCGAGCATCATGCCCGACAGACCGGTGGTCGTAGAACCGGAGCCGATCGTGGTGAAATCAGCCTGAGAGCCGATGTCCGAAACGGCCACCGAGTCATCACCCTGAATTTCGTACACGATGCTTGGGTCGACTGTGATGTAAGCTACGATGTCTGAGCCTGCGGTTGATGCAGTCCACTTGTTGCTTACACGACGGCGACCGTCGCTGTCGGTGAACTCTACGCCCTGAAAAGAACCGACGAAGCTGTCGCCAATGGCGGCGGCCTGTACAGTTCCGTCAGCGCCCAGCTTCACCGGCTGGTTCTGAAGGATGTTTGAAGCATAGCCCGTTGCAATAGTGTAAGCGGCAGGACGAGTCGTGCCACTTGGGTTATACGCGGGGCGGAGTCCAAACGGCTTTGAAGTCGAAGACATAGCCATTTACCTCATATTAAAAGTTGCGTTTTCCGCTTACCACTCCTGTGGCGCGCGGGGGTTAAATTCACGCATCTCCGACATACCGTCGCCTTCGTACATGCTGCTTCCGGCTCTCTCGGCTTGCTCGCGCATCATCTCCGCGACTTCCGCCAATTTGTTTTCTTCCCGCATCGGAGCATCGTGGTGAGCTTCCTGCATGAACTTCTCGTAGAGGCTCAAGGGCAGCTTAAACGCAAGCATCTCGTTGACCCCGATAAAGCCAGCCCATTCGCCAGTCTTGATCGAAGCATATTCCATCCCCGGTACTTCCTCCGGCTGAACAGGCTCGTAGCCGAGCTGCATGCGCCGATGGATCGAATCGCGAGGATTTTGGGTTGTGAGCCAGCACATGTGATAGCCCGGAACGTCCGGCAGATCAGGAAGTGCGTCATTAAAAAGTTGTGCCCTGAACATTTCCAGCCGGTCGTCATCGCTCAACTGCCGGTCTTCTGTGATCTTGCGATCCGAAGCCTTGCGCGTTGCGCGGCTACCAACTTCATCCATGTCCTTCTTCAGGCGTGTATCATTTCCACTCATATTGTCTCACTCCAGTTAATCAGCGAGCCGAATCTTTATCATAGGCTTGATACGCCTTTAGATAGCGTTGGCGAAGCGTAGGGTCATCCCACACTCCAGCCTCTATCATAGCCTGTTTTCGCTCCGGTGTCACGTAGACCTCTTTTTTTGTGCTTACGGGCGCGTGCTCACGCGTGCGTCCGGTGGGCGGTGCTTTGCGTTTTTTGGGCGCTGCAGCCTTTTGTGGCTCCGCCTCCCCAAACGCCTCGGCAACGCGATCGGTTAGCTCTTCCCAGTACTCGCGAGTGCGTGGGTCGTAGCCTTCCGAGGCTAGGGCGTTGTCGATCTGCTTTGTCAAAGCGCTATCGTTGTCTCGGCCCTGTGGGTCGTACCACGGATTGGCTTTCATCCACTCCGCGGCGTAGTTAACAACAGTGGGATCCGGCGCAGCAGGTTTGGATCTAGCCTCTTCGTACTGCGTCTTGGCCAACTGCAACTGCTGAGAGCGCGTAAGAGCCTCGTCGCGTATGCGCATGGCTGCCACAACGTCTTGCCCGTTGCCTGCCTCTGTTGCCTTCGCAATAATATGCTCGGCTTGAGCAATTTCCTGTTGCACCTGAGCCAGTTGGTTTTCAAGCGTCTGGGCGTTGTTGTTGGCGACGTAGCCTTCCACGCCGGAGATACGGCGCATAAGGTCGGCGTTTTGCTGCCTAAGCATGCGCAGTTCGCGCTGCGCGGCCTCTTTAGCCCGCTTCTGCACTTCTCTGCGCTTTTTGCGGCGACGGCGGTTGGCTTCCGACTTGTCCACCTCCTCGTCGTCGTCAGCTAGGCGGCTGTCCTCCTCGTCGCCGTCATCTTCGCTATCGTCTTCGTCGCTATCATCAGACTCGTCGGACTCGTCTTCTTCGGACTCATCGGACGTATCTTCTTGATTTTCTTCATCTTCTTGCGGCGCTTCTACGGCCACCAACTCTTCGTCGTCTTCGGTAATCTTATCGTTTACTTCACTCATAACCGGCTCCCATGCCTGCAGCCTTATTGATTAGATAAATGCCTTGATGGCGAGTGGATCACCCGTCACCTTGCCTATCAAATCAAGGTCGTTGAAAATGACGAGTAGGGCCTCGCCCTCCCCGTCTTCGGTCTTAACGGTCCAGCGATCGCCGCCGTACTTGGGCACGCGCACGAAATCGCCGGCTTCGCACCAGCTGCCCTCGGGCCATGGGTCCATAGATGTACGGTTGCGGAAGGCTAGTTCGCCGCACGCAATGACTTTCGCCACCTGCGTGTTCCACGCGTCCGTCTCGCGTGTTTCAGACGTAAGGATGATCCCACCCTTAGTCTTGTTCTTGGGGGTGCGTATCTGCACCAATACTCGGCTACCAAAGGGCTGAACGCCCGCATCACAAGGCGGAAACGCCTCGTTCAGATCATCGTAGCTAAACTCTACTTTGTTGCTTAGTTCCTGCATTATCGCTCCAATTCTGCAGTTTATAGATCGAAATCGCGCCTTTCCTTGTCCTCGAACAGACGAACTATGGTGTATTTTGCGCGTTCCAATCCGGCGTACATGCCAACAACGCGTCCGTACTCGAACTCGGTGCTGGCGGCGGGTTGCTTCAACGCTTCGTGCGCTAGACGCGCCTGTTCTGTCTCCAAGCGTTGAAGCAGCGCCTCGATCCTCATGCCGGTGTCTTTGGACTCGACAGGATCTTAGGCTGTTTGCCCATGGCCATCATCTTGTGTTGCCTGATGGGCCCCTTCGGAGGCGTAATAGCCTTCGAGGTAGTCTTTTTGGTAGGTTTCTTCATCGCAGTTTCCTTACCTTGGTTGCGGGTTTGGGTTTATCCCGGTGCCTGTGGACACCGCGACCTTCTCACCGGAGGCAATCTCGGCCGCTGCGAGTCGCATGGCCGTCTCGTTGTCCTCGGAGTTCATTGTGAGACGCGTCTGCAGCTCTGCCGCCTTGCGCTCGTCCTCGGCGCGCTGACGTCGTGCCTCTATCTCGATGCGTGCGCGCAGCTCTTCGGCGCTCTGCGCCAGTCTGCCCTGATCGTTGCCTGCGCTTTGCTGCGCCTCGAAAGCCGCAAGCTGCATACGTGCCTGCTCGAGAGCGGCCTGCTGCTGCATCTTGGCAGCTTCAAGCTGCGTGCCCTGCTGCATCTCGGCCGCGCCCATTTGCAGTTTGGCCTGCTCGAGCTGCATCTGCTGCTGATCGCGCTGCGCCTGAGCCTGCAACTTGGCCTGCTCAAGTGCCGTGCGCGGATCGGGCACAGGCTGCGGCTGGAGAGACTGCAGAAGCTGCTGCGCCTGCTGGATGACGGGTGGCAGCGCCTCGAAGACGCTACCGCTCTCCTGCGATACGGCCACGCTCGCCTCGGCAAGCATGCGGTCAAGTGCGCGGCGCGCCTCAACGTCCTTGCCCAGTTCCTTCATGCTCTCGGTCACGCTCTCGCCCATAGCCTCGTCGGACAATTCGACTACGCTCGATACGTACCACAAAGCGATGTGCTCTTTGAGGTGGTTAAGCACGATCGGCAAGAACGTCGGCGCGATGAGCGGGTTCATGCCAAGCGCCGGCGATAGCAGGAAGGACAGGTGCGCCTTGATGTGCGCGATGTGATCCTGCTCTGGGAATGCCATGATCGGGCGCCCAAGCGTTGCCGCGGCGTTCTCGTTAATGGCGTTCTGCTCTTTCGGCTCCATGGGCGGGTTGAGCAGCTCGTTAGCCTCTGGGATCTTGAGCGTCTCGAGGATGCGCTCCTCGACCTTGCGCTGGTTGTACAGCTGGGGCATCGCCGATGCGCGCTGCGAGACCGCCTGTATCTGCGCGAAGCGCTGCGCTTCAGAGAAGATGTTCGGGTCGCTGACAGGCACCACGTCGAGGGGGCCGTCGAAGTCCCCGCGCGACGCCAGCTCCTCGCCCGCCTCGTCCTCGAGACGGTCGTCGTCAAGATACATGGCGTTGAGGCGGTGCAGGATGCGCAGCATGCGCGACATGCTGTCGTGCAGGCGGCTGTGGATAGCCGAGAACACGGTCATGCCCTGCTCGAGCTTGGCCAGCGTCGTGCCTACGGGCGCGTTGGGGTTGCCGTCAGCAATGTCCTCCATCGCCGTGCGCACAACTCCGCGGCCGCTGTCGATCAGGAAGCCGAGCAGCTGGAAGAGTACAGGCGATGGCGGGTTGTAGGGCAGAGGCATGGCCAGCTTGCGCACGTCGTCGACGTTGATGCCGCCCTCGATCTCCATGACCTCTGTCGGCTGGATCTCGAGAGACTGGCCGCCGGCCGTGCCGCCCTTGAGCTTGAGCATCGTCTGCGAGTTGCTGATGTGCGCGGAGTCGAGCAGTGCGCGCATGGCGCCAGTCGCCGCTCCGCTCAGCCCACCGATCATGTGCGGCAGGCCGATCGGGTAAGCGCCTCGCCACGGAATGAACGGGAACTCGACAAACCACTGCTGCTCTTCGCGTGACTCGTCTTCCTCGTCCCAGTTGCGGTAGAGGCTCAGCACCATGCCGCTCGATTTGTCGATCGAGATTATGTAGGGCGCCACGCCCTCGCCGTCCTCGATCTCGCACTGCGCGTAAACCTCGTACACGGTGCGCAGTCCGTCTTCGTTGTAGCTTGTGTGGTCGCGTCCCTCGATGCGGTCATTGGCCTGCTCGGAGAGTGACACCTCCGGCTCTAGGCCGGGGGCGATCAAGTCGACATCGCGATACATGCCATCGCGCACGCGCTGCTCGTAGTCGAGTTGCGTGAGGTACTGCACGTGCGTCCTGCGCTGCGCCGTGTAGAAGTTTGTCGCGGCGTAGGGGAGGTACATGTCGTCGATCGCCACGAACAGGAAGTCGGGGCGGTTGCGCTGGTCGTTCCATCCCAGCTTGAGGTATTGCGCGCCGCCGAGGGGCACCTGCGTCATGAGCTGCTCTAGCTCCGCGCGCACCTCTGGGCACTGCACGGTCATCTGCCAGTTGAGCAGGCTCGTCTTGCGCTTGGCCTTGTCCAGCTTGTCGCGTGTCACCTTGCCCGGCACGAAGTCCTTCGCCGGACCCTGCGGCGGGAACAGCTCTTTCATCGCCCGCGCCGCGAAGTCTACGCAGGCCTCGGTGAGCATGGGGTGCACGACGCGTGACGCGCCTTCGAACTGCGCCCCGCCCGGTGCGTCATCGCCCAGACCCGTCCGCTTGAGGCCCTCCTCGTACTGCTCGTCGCGCTTGCGGCGGGCGTCCTTGTCCTTGCTGATCAGGTCGAGGTAGCGCGACGCCAGCCGCTTCAGCTCGGGCTCGTCCATCGTCTCGGCTAGGTTGGCGTAGAACTCGCTGTCGGCTGGGCGCGGCCCATCCTCATCCAGACGCACGATCGCGCCACCGTCGTCGGTGTCCTCGACGTCGCTCGGATCGTCGGGCAGTTCCACCATTTCGCCCGTGGGCAGTTCGTTTTCGTCTTCGTCCATGTGCTAATTCCTCACACCGCGTAGGGGTTCTGCACGATCTTGGGAGGCGGCCGGACCACCTCCTGCTTGCGTGCTTGTACAGTATCCAGCATGCGCTTGTCCATGCACAGGCGCAAAGCTTGTGTGGTGCTGTCGACGTAGTCGTCGTGCTTGACGCTTCCGGGGCCGGTGAAAGCGCACAGCTGGTGCAGCATCGGCTCGATCCAGCTCTTGGGCCTGCCCTTGATCTTCTCGCTCTCAGGCAGCCACACCAGCTTGCGCGCGAAGACGGGGCTGACCATGTGCAGGCGGCTGAGCTTGTCCGCCCGTCCGGGGTTGTATGCGTATGCCTCGAGCCCCTCGCGCTCGAGCATCTGGCGCAGGCTGATGCCGCTGCCCTTGTCCTCGATCAGCAGAATGTCCGAGCGCCTGCCTGACGTGCTTGGCTTGCTCGATCCGAAGAGCGGCTTGATCAGGGCGCGATCGTCGTCCTCGCCGTACGCCACGTTCATCTCTTTGCGCACGCGCCGGATGAGGTCGGGCATGCCGAGGTGCTCGTCCCAGCAGTCGAGCAGCATGATGTTGTTGCGCTTCTCCCAGTTGAACACGCCCCACACGGTGCACGCCGTCGGGTCGGGATCGCCTGAGCGCCTGTCGAGCGTCTTCTCGGTGAAGGCTGTGTCCAGCGACGTGATGATCCAGTCGAAGCGCGGCAGCGGACGATCGGCCGGCCACAGGCGGAACTGGGAGCGCTTGATGATGCCGCTTTCCTCGGGATCGATCAGCTCGCCGTACAACTCCTGCCTGCCAAGCGTCGTGCCCTCGTACTGCGCGAGTTGGTCAAAGAAGCTGTCGGGCAGGTTCGCTCTGTTGTCGTACGTGGCGCCGGTGACGATGACACGTCCGTCCTTTGGCGTGACCAGCTTGCGCACCAGCTCTCTCGGCTTGGGCGTTGTGGTCCACAGCACCTTCGGCTGGGGGCCGAGGCGCAGGCCCATCATGGCCATGTCCCACACGTCGTCGTACTGCCACGCAGCC